ACCAAAGGCGGTTTGCCTCATTTGATGCAGTTCTGGATACCGTTCCGCTACTATTTCCGGGGTTAAATTTAAAACGTCTGTTATAGCCATTATCTTGATAATCCTCTTTGTCTTAATCTGATTGCCTTCTCCTCGTTGGATAATAAAGCTTGCTCAGTCTGTGTCAAGCCTGTTTGCATTAAATTCGTATTGACCATGGGATCTTTCATGACTTTTGGATCTACGGACGGAGTTGGAGGTAGGTGTTTTGCTTGAGTACTAGGTCTACCTGCTGTTTCTTTTCTAATTTTTTGCATCCATATGCCACTTGCGTAGTATTTCTCAAAGTCATAACCAAAAGATTGTTTTACTGGTTCAGGTTCCGTGATCCAGACTCCGGCTGCCAGGTCTCTGTCTCCGCCAGGTTCTCCACCGAGTTCTCCACCATCTTGCATACCGACACGACCGCCTTTAGCCATGCCTTCCGCACCCAGTTCAGTGAATTTTACGTTTTCATCGAATAAATTAATTCTTCTATTTCTATCCATAATGTTGAAGATTGAAGGCAATGCAACTGAATAAGGATTAGGTACGTTCCTTCCTTCTTTTTGATTGAGATCACGATTAATTTCGTTCATTCTTTCGACGAAGAAACTACTTGGTCTTTTAGGGGTATAGGTTCCCAGCATTAAATCTCGGGCAACATCTTTACTTAATCCTCTTCTTTTCTCTAACTCTTTTTTGATTTTATAATCAGGCATTCCCAAGTGTCTCATCGCTTCAATATCTTTAGCCATTTGTTTTAATTCATGAAATCTTCTAGCTTCTGAATATTGATATCTTGATAAGATATCCTCTGGAGAAACCCTTCCACCTTTCAATAACGGTGAAGTAAATAAGTTTTCTGCTTTTTTTAAATTAAAAGCAAAATCAGTTGTTCTATATATCAGCGATCTTTCCGGATTAGATTGTACGGATCTAAAGCCCCACAATCCGGGAAGCTCATCTCTTAGGCTAAACTCTTCTCCTAATTTTCCTGTTTTTCCTCTAGCTGCTTTTTCTAATCTACCAAGTTGTCGAAAAGTTGATTCCATAGGAATCATTGTTCCTCCTATATGAGCAATACCTTTAGCTATTTTAACAAATGGTTCATCGGCCTCAGACCATACTTTTTTACCATCTCTTCCTCTACCGTCTCTAATAACAGAATCAATTAAGGCTTCTGTAAAAATAGATTCCGAAGCAAAAGGTTCTAGTATTTCTCGTGCACCTTGTTGTAGTCCAGAACCTAAAGATGCTTTTAAAGAAATTGCATCATTTTTTCCTTCTGCGATGGCATTCCACACAGCCTGAACAGGTCTAATCAAAGTATCGTAAGCATTAGAATAACTGAAATCTACGTATTTTAAATAACCATTTTTATCTCGGCCTGTTGGAATCAAGGTTGAATTTTTAGACCATTCGGGAACCACTCTTCGTAAAGCGTCCATTTCTTCATTGCTAACGTTGTGCATTGCTTTAAATGCTTCTCGAGTTACTTGTGGAACGGCTCCTACAGTTAACGCAAAACTCGCAAATCTTTTTTTACCTAGAGCTGCAATTTCTGGAATTTTACTTGTCATCTCTCTAATAGACTGATCAATGATATTGGATCCTGTCCTCATAATTTCTAACGGAAAGGCAATGAAATTTCCAAAAGGGGATAAACGCAAAGCTCGTCCAGTTCTTCCAACATAAGCATAGTTAGGAACATTATTACGAGTTATTTTTCCTCCAACTTCATCTAAAAATAATTCATAGTTTCCATTAAATGTTTTTGTTGATTTGTCATAAAATCTTTCAACTGAGTCGTTTAAAAAATTTTGCACATCTCTAGAAACACGTTTTCCGTTTCTTAAAACACCCGTTCCGTTTAAAGCGCCTTTAAAATTAGTTGCATCAATACCTAACTTTTCAAAAGTTGTTTCAAATCGATTACGTTCCAAGAACCAATTTGCGTTTTTCCAAAAATTGTCTTCTTCTACGTACATATCCTCACCTATTTTGTACCATTTTTTTAAACGTTCGTTCACTTCCAAAAGAGCTCTATTAGTTTTTGATTCTGCGAGAGCGGGGCTAGTATATATTTCTTTCAAAATATCTTGTCTAGTTCTTCCATACTCCCCTACTTGAACTTGGGTTCCACCACTTACTCCAACTCTTGTTCCTCTTTGAGTCCAATCCATTGTATGCGGATCCATTTTACCTTTTAATCTTTGTAGACTCATTCTTCCAGCTCTTCCAAATACTCCTAGTCCTCCTGAACTTTTAGGAAGTATTGCGTTTAGGTCTCCACCTGTTGGAATAATGGCACCATTAGCTGACACAAAAGCACCTGCACTTAGGAAATTTCTCACGTGAGTAAGAGCATTTAAAACGGTTTTAGAAATTTGAGATATGGTTTTAGGAACGAGAATTGCGTATTTGTATAACATTCCCATTTTACTTGTATTTAACCATTGATTCGTTGTATCAAATAAAGCTTCATACATAGGAGCTTTGATCCATTTACCATCTAAAGCAGACAGTCCGTCAACGCCCGTTGATTTAACCTTTTTAAATTGTTTTGAGTCTTTAAGCATAATTGTTGCCTCGTTTAGATTTGCAGCTTTACCTGCATCAACTAAAGCCTGTGCCCCACTTGCCGTTTGACCTGGTGCGTCGCCTTTACCAAAAATAAACTGCGCTCTATCAAATTCACTTTTTAATAGTTCTTCAGTTTCCTGTTGTGCAATGGCTCGTGTTTGTTCCGGCGTATAATAAACACCTTCATTATTATAAAATTTTTCTTTTATTCTTCCTTTACTTATATTGTCTTTTGTCAACTCACCAATGTTGATTTCTTCACCTATTGAATTGAAAAATTTATCAACTCCATTAACATTTCTTACCATTCCACCTTTTTTGCTTCCCGCTCTAACAATATTATCCATGTAATCTATTGTGGAGTTAAGTGTAGCCATTTTATTAACACTGTTTAGAAAAGTATGTCTGGGATCTTTAATTCTTCCTAATAATATTTCTTGCCACTCGTCTAATTTTTTTCTTTTAATAACAGATGTCTGTACAGTAATAGCATCGGATTCAATTCTTGCAGTTTTCTTGTCTACAGCTTTTCCAGTCGTTTCTTCTATAACATCTGTATTGATTGGATCTATTTCATCAATGTTTTTTGCTTTTAAAGTTCGTTCTATTTTTGCTTCACCGTCAAGCACTGCTTGTTGTTCATATCGTGCTGGAACCTCTATTGAACTAAGGGGTTTTCCTGTTCTAGCATGCTCTTGTGCTCGATAAGCATTTTTTGCTTGCTCCACGTAAGACGTTAAGGCTTTTTCTTTTAACTTAGCAGTATTTCTACTAACCCTGAAAAAAGGAATGGCATGTTGATTAAATTGTAGATAGTCCGCGGTTAAATAATTTCCTAGTTCAGCGTGAAGTTTTCTGGATAAATTTATTTTTAAATTCTTTTGTGAGATTTTTCCTGTTAAATTATCAACCGTTGCTCTCATATTTTTTAGGATAGTTTCAAATTCATCCGCTGCTGCTGTTCCACTTTCTTTTCTTATTTTTTCCAGAAATTTATAAGCTTTACCATCTTTAGTTATTGTATAATCAGTGATGTCAAAAAATCCTTTTAGTCCTCGTTCTCCAATTATTTTTTTACCTCTTAGTCCTCGTTCTCCAATTGTTTTTTCAGGTGTAATTAATCTTCTAGTTGGATCTGTACCAACAGAAGAAACAGTATATTTTTTTAAATTTTCAGGTTTTGCTTCAATTAAATCGTTTAAAAATTCTTCTTTAGTTTTATCTCTTCCTAATTTATTGACGGGATCAAAAGATAGTTTTTTATAATTTTCATATTGTCTTTCACCAAGTTTATTTAATTTTAAATCTGGATATTCATATTTCCATTTATCTCTGGCAATGTTTTGAATCCCTGATTTTTGCTCAATCAATTTAGATAATTCTTCAAGAGGCATTGTATCAATTTTTTTACCGGGAAAGGGTTGAAGAATGTCTTGAACTTCTTTTAAAACAGCTTCTTTTGATAAATCTAAAGAAGAGTCTAGTGTTGGAACTATTTTTTCAGTTGCTCTATTAAGTTTATGAACCTGGTTTTTTGCTTCTATTTTAGTAGCTTGAATTGCGTCGAGCATTGTACGCTTGGATTCAAACATAGCCTGTGTTCCAGGGCCTGCTGGTTTTAAACCATAAAGAAAATATCTTTCTATTTCCTCCATAAAGCCACCTTCTGCCCATCTGTCTAGTCCATAGGTTGAAGGTGTTCTTAATTTTTTAACTCCCTTTGCGGCACCTGCTATTCCTAAATTAAATAAGGCACCTTCTGCTCCAAATTTTAAACGGTTGGTTAGTCTACGAAAGGCATCGGCTCTTCCTTCTTTATCCTCGGTATTCATCATCGTGATAGCAAAAGGTTCTAAAGAAGTACCTTTTAACATATCCCCTAGAGTTCCTATGTCTTCGTCTGTAACTAAAGCCTCTCCAATACCACTACCAATAACTCCACCTGCTAAAGGAGTCGTTAATAGGTCTTCTCCTTTATGAATAATTCTTCCAAAATTTGATAATTTTACAGCTTTACCTGCTTGCTTTGCAGCTAATGCTCTTCTCGCTAATGCTGTGGCGCGCAACTTGTTAGCTGCTTGTATACCCAAAGAAGCCCCCTTAACAGCGACAGGACCTATCATCGCTAAGGCTTCGGTAATTTTACCGATAGTTCTTGTTTCTGCTACATCGTCAAAAGGATTGAGATCATCGAACCAGTCTTCAAAATCAGATGCTAGTTCTGTACCTAGTCCAAGATCAACGAGTTCTGCTCCTAGGGAAACAAAACCTGCAGGAATTTTAATAAGACCAGACGCTACTCCTGCCGCGGCTGCGGAAAAGAAATTTGTTTCATCTGATTTTTTCTTTTTAGCTACTGCAGTAGCTCCGTAGGCTTGTTCAAGACTTACTGGCATGATTTACCCCCCTACTTTTTTTTCTTCCACTTACCTTCAAATCCCTTATCGCCAGGTTCTAAAAGAGGTGGCTCACGATTTGGATCATATCTAAGAATGTTACCCTCTTTGTTAATATAGTATTCACCTGGTGTAGCATCATCTTCTAAATCATCAAGGTCAGGTAATCTTTCAGTTGTTATTCCAAGTTTAGAAACTAATTTTGGATGTTTTTCTTTAAGGTCCTCCATACTTTCTAAGAAACCTGCTGCGTTGACTCTTAATTCTTTAGCTGTTTCTCTATATGCTTTTGTGTCTGCAGCTCTAGATGCACGATCACCTGATACCCATCTATCAACGATAGCAAAGGCAGCTTTCTTACCTTCAGGGCCTTTAAGATCTAATAAGTTTTGAACATCTTTAACTTTTCTAGCAATCTCGCCAGGTTTTGTTACATCTAATGCACCTTGAAGAGCAAGTAATTTAGCTTGTGTTTTCTTGTCTTCCATTTTTTCTTGAAGTTTTGCTAAATCATCTAATGGTATTTTAGCGGCTCTACCAATTGCACCAATCAAGTCACCACCGGGTTCAGCTGCTAATCCAGCGCCAAATTTAGCTAGAGCTAGCCACTGTGATTTAGTACTTGGTCTACCCGCTAATGCTTTTTCTATAACCGGTAAACGTTCTTCATATGCTCTCATCAAATCTGATTCTATATCGTCTGTTGTTTCAAAGTCTGCATCTGATTTTGTTATAGGTGGTTCAAGTTCTTCAGGTTTTTTCTTTAGACCGAATGCTTTTCTTAATCCTAAAGGTAGATCTTGCATACCACCTCCAGGTAAAGCACTTGCAAAGGCTTTTTCTATATCCCCTCTCCAACCTGTCATTCCGTATTCTTTCTCTTCTTCCGTTGGTTTTATCATACTAGCTTTAAGGGCTAAAGCTGAAATAGGCGCAGCAATTGGTACACCAAATTTAGGAAATCTTTGTGCGAATCCTGATGCAATACCGGCACCTTTGCCTGCTATTTTTTTACCTGCTTCCACGAGTCCTTTTTCGCTTAACCATGGCCAACGCATACTAGCTGCTGTTTGTCCACCTGATACAGGTACTCCCCATGCATATGGATTAACCGCACCCGAGGTTGCAGCTCTGATTCCTGCTCCTCTTCCAATACTGGAATATAAACCTTTAAGTTTATTTAACCAACTTCCATCAGCATAACCCACTCTAGGCGCATAACTACCTTGAGCATAGCCTCTTCGATCTAGTCCAGACATGATGCCCGTCTCCTGAGACAGACCACCTTTCCTGAACATCGGTCTTTTTAGGATGTATGCCATTATCCAAACATTCCCCTAAATGCACTTCCGATAGGCGCGAATGGATTCTTGCCTGTCAGTCCACCGTAAAGTCCCGCGAGTCCTGTGCCTATACCAAGTGCCGTTTGTAGTGGACTTGCTGAAGGCGTGGATGCCTGGCCGTATTGCGCTGGGTATCCTGAAATTAAAGAGGACACACCGGCACCGTACGTTCCAAGTCTTTGATACGGTTCGTAAGCCGCGGTTTGTGTTGCTTGTCTTTGTGCATCCAGAACTGCTTGAGACTGTGCTTGTTGGCCTGCGCCTAACGTTCCGAGTCCTGCAATTTGTTGTTGTGCTAAATTCTGTGCACCGCCGCCAAGTGTCGATTGAAATCGGCCGATGCCGAGTTGATTTGCTAAATCCTGTTGTCTTAAAGAGGCCGCCTGCTGATAGCCCTGTTGTAATAAATTCGCTTGCAATGCGGCACGGTTCCTGTCGCTTTGCGTTTGGTATTCAGCTTCGGCAATTCCATGACGTCCGCCACCAAATGCTCCGGCGCCAACGGCTTGTGTGCCGATGCCCGTTAAACCTTTTTGTGCTTGAATATCGAATTCTCCCAGAGCCGCGCTGATAACATCCGTTTGATACGGGCTCATGTACTGCTGAAGTTGAGCCGAGGTCATTGGTCCTGTTAAAGCGGTTGCGGCTGTTGCCGCTTCTCCTGCTTTCGTTAAATAAGGTGCGTACGCTCCCAGACCCGCTGTTGGATCCGTAGCTTGTGCATAAGCCGCCGCTTGATAGGGATCTTGTGCCGCTACTTGTGGTGCAAACGCCGCCGTTGAAACGGGTAATTGGGTTAACGCCGCAAGTTGTTTGGCATAGTCTTGTCCAATATCTTCAATAAATTGTGCGGGTAGTGTTCGTGTTACTGTTTCTGGCATTAGGCTATCCTATTTTCTAATCGTTTCATGGTATCATACATTCTTTGGGCTCCTTTTTCAACGCTTCCTCCGCCCGCGCCTTTGACGGCGTCTGCGGTCATGACGAATTCATTTTTAGATAACATTGCTGGAACGTCATCTGCTTTTTCCTTAACTCCCATTGGCACGTAGCCTCCTTCTTGTCTATAATCTAATTCTCTAATTCCACCGGCGTTCACTCTTGGCATTCCCGTTGGTATTCTTGGCATACCGACTCCGATGCCTCCACCAAATCTTCCGATTCTTCCGCCTTTTGCGTATAATTCATTATATCTTTGTAATCCAAGATCAGCTATTGCTTCTTGTTCACTTGCGTATCCACCTGGATTTGCTGCAGATACATTAGGATTAGCAAAATATCCTGGGTCCGTAGCAAACTCGTTAGACATTGGTGGCATTAAGCCTATTGGCATTGGAGTTATTGGAGTTACTGCTGCTGGAGTTACTGCTGCTGGAGTTACTGCTGCTGGACTCACAGTACCTATTGGTAAATCTGGCTCGCCTGGCCAGTTATAGTCACTTCTTACGCCAATACCTTCACTTGGGCCTAATGGTCTCATTAAATCTGCCATACTATTAACTGGATAATCTCTTTCAGGATTAAAACCTATGTCTCTAAAATACTCTGCCATTGATTGATCTTTCATTACATTTCCTTTTGGATCCATCATGACATTAAAAGCTCTCTTTGTAGGTAATCTTTGTCTACCGGTTTCTAAAATAGCTTGATTTCTTATTTGTTGGGCTTGATTTGCTGCAATATTTTGTTTAAGTGTTTGTCCCATGCTTACACTTGCAGGAGCTTCTGGAGTTGCTGCACGATTTCTTGCTTCCATTATTATTGCTCCAAGTCCTCTTGGAGCTTGTCCTCCAGAAGGACTTTCTGGAGCTACTTGACTTACAGCTGGTCTTATTCGTGATCCAAGGCTTCCTCCTTTTATCGGATAAAGATTCTTAAGCTGGTCATAATCGCTACCAACCGAAGTATATTCTCCTGTATCTGGATCATAAAATTCATAATGACCTTCTGGAGATTTATAAAGTTTGTTTTTTCCTATATCTAAATCAGGTGTAGAAATAAAACCTCCTCCTGGCCAATTAGGTTCACCACTACCAGAACCAGATCCAGGATCAATTTGAGCTCCTTCTTGATACCCAATCCTTCCGCCTTGAGCTTTGCCTTTGGTATATTTCTTTTTCTTAGGTGATCCTTCAATGCTTGTTGTCGTGTCGCTAAATAGCGTTGGATATAATTCTTTTAATACTTCTTTATCTGTTTTTTTATGTGGTCCGGGTGCCTTGCTTTCTGTTTTTTTCTTCTTTTTCTTTTGCGTTCCCGCGTATAAACCTACTCTTCCGCCTTGAGCTCCAAGGTAAGTTTGTGGTGTTAAGAAATGATAACCTTTGTCATATGCTTGAGATGCACTTAAAGCTCCCGCTCGATATTTTTGCATATCGGCTCTAATTTGATCCATGCCTAAACCTTTGCCTCGATACACGTCTTGTGCCAATTCCTTTGCTTCTTCTTCCGTTGCACCTTTCTGTACAAAATAGCCAAGTAAACTTGCACTACTAATCATTCCTAAAGCGGTTGGTATCATAGAGCCTCCGCCTTTTGTTAAACCTAATTTTCCTAAAATTCCTTGAGTAAATGGAGTAACTCCTTTTTGTAAATAAGAAAAAGGACCTGCAGATGTTCCTGCAGCAGTTCCAAATAACTTAGGTCCCATTCCTCTAAAAAATTGTCCAATACCCGATCCACCTATTCTAGCTCCAATTCCACTAAGACCAGATAGTGGTCCCATACCCATAAGACCTGCTCCACCTAATCCTATTAGTGCCGCTCTACCGACGGGACTTTTTACAATCTGTTTTCCAACATCTAAAACTTTGCCTACAGCTTTTCCAACCGCTTTAAAAGGATTAAAATATCCAGTTCTACTTCCCATTGGGGTTCCTTGAATTATTCCACCGCCAATGCCTCCTGAAATATATCCTTGTCTGGGAACGGCATTCATAATGCCACCGTTTCTACGTAATTGTCTGCGCATTTGTGCTCTTGTTATCGCCATAATAATGTTTCTGGTTGTGTTAAAAAGGCAGGAATTTCACCTGAGTTTATATGTCTATTCGTTTTTCACAAGTAAAGCAAGACTATGTTACTTCTCTTGGCTTAATTTCTAAAGCCGAAAGAACAACATGCAGCCGGTTGGCTGTTGCAGCCGTTACCTTAATCACTTCGCTTTCCTCAGCGACTAAAGGTTGACTGAGTAGTTCTGAGGTTCCTTTTGCGGATATTGCCTTCGTCACAAAAAGGTTAAAAACAGCGGCATCTGTATCAGTTATTGTCACCGTAATGGTATCTGCGTTATTCGAATCTTCCGATACGAGTATAGATTTTATCACAGCCGTTGTCTGACTGGGTACAGTGTACAACGTTGTTGCATCGGTACTCGTTAAATCTGCTTTTTTATTGACGAATGCGTTTGCCATTATGCGATAAATATACCTTCTGCTTCAGCTTCGTCTTTTAAGTCCTGTTGAAATGTGCTGTTGAGTTTATGGATTAAACTATCCACTTCCCGAACGAATGCTTGCTGGGTAAGCTGATCGTATTTATCTCCAGGTTGTGTGAGTGATTGTACAATTCTTGCCATTATCTTCTTCCATCCGGTTGTATATCTAACTTAAACGTTCCCAGTTTCCAGTGCGTTCCCGTACCGGAATTTGAAATCTTTAACGAAGCCGCTCGTCCCCTCGCGCGCGTATCTATTTTCGTTGTACTGGTGCTCGAGGTAAAAGGTCCAAGCGACGAACCACTAGACGACTGGTTAGCAAAATCTCTTAAATTCAAAGTCACGATTGCATCTCCTGTTTGTTGTAAAAAGTCAGGAATAATTCTTCTAATCTTTAGCATAAATTCTCCGTCTCCTGCAAGTCCGCGTTGGTCTAAATCAAAATCTCCACTTTCAATGTTTGCAGCGATAGCCGTTGTCGTTCCCGCTTTCACCTGATTGAATCCTGTTTCGTGTTCAAAATAAGTTGTCACGCCATCGGTATTGCCTACCGTCGAGTCGCTTGTTGCATCGGCATCATACTCCGTTCCATGCGGCTTGCCGAATACCGCTGAATCTTGCCAGGCTGTTCTTGCTAAAGAACTTGTCGTCCATACCGGTCTCTCTGCGGTAGAATCCATATAATTATAAGTCACCGCTCGATTAATCGAGCTTGCTGAAGAAGAGGGATAAAACCAAGTGACTTCTCCAAAAAGGTTATTCAGTCCTGCGTTAATATGCTGTTTGGGCACAGTATTCAAATCATCAAAAACATAATCTTCAACGAGACACGCTAAAGATTCCAGTTTACCAGTATATCTAAAAAAACCATTGTCAGACATCCAGTAAGCCGAGCCATCGACTTCCACCGCTGCATTCTTGCCGATCAGTCCACAACCCGTTCCCACCTGTTGGAAGGAAAAAGTAAAAGGAGCGCCAACAAATCTCATGATGAATAATGCGTTATCCGTCCAGACATAAATAGCGTCACGGCCACGAATCGCTCCAACAATTCTTGTACCATCGGCAATTCTTTGCGTGCCGGCAGTATTCGTTGCTGTCGGCGTATAAGTATTAATATCTTCCTGATCCGACCATCTGATGTACATGTCATCCTGTGTAGATGTCGTTCCAATCGTGGTTTCTGTTCCAAAATAAACCAAGTGTCGATCGGGTGTCGATACCAGAGAAAGTCTTGAAGCGGTTGGTGCACTGGTAATAAGCGTTGCCCGAGTCGAAGTTGATCCATCGGAATCCCATTCAAAGCTTGCGCCATCTGCAATGGTTGCAATGAGCTTGTTGCCAAAATTATCCAGGTGCCATATTCCTGGAGCGTCGATAACGTCTCCTGTTTGCGATGCACCCCATTTTGTATAATCCGTTGCATTGGTGACCGTTGCCCCATCCGAGTGGGATGCGGCTGTACTATTGTCCGCTCCTCGAGTAATACCTGAAATCGTATTCGAGGCATTGCTCGTATAGGACAATCGTTCACTGTCTATTAAAAGGGTTCCTTCAGATGGAAAGGCGTCCGAGCTGGCAAGCGTCAAGCTGGTAGCAGAAGAGTTGATAGCACCATCTAACGTAGAAGTTACTTCTCCTGAAACGGTACCACCCCACTGACCAAGTCCAAAACCGGCTGCCGTTGCCTGAAGGGCAAGGCCAACCGTATAGTAGTGATAAACTTTTATGCCTCCGGAAGTTGTTGCTCCCGAGCCGCTTTCATTCGAGCCCATCTCGATGGTAAGTGTTGTGGTGGATGGGACGGTAGCGACCATAAAAACTTCATCGTCAAAATCGCCAGAACTAAAATCAGAATTGGTAATAGCAGTAAAACTATCACACTTAATAATATCATACTGAGATATACCATGAGCACTCGCAAACGTAATCGTGACTGTAGCATCGCCATTGGTTGTTGTAAAAGCACTCGTTAAGGTTGTTGTGCTTTTGAGAGGATGTATATCATAAAAGATACCTCCAGAATAGACATAAAGAATCCGGTTTGTACCCAGAGCCGCATACTTAATGCCGCTGGCATTAACGAAATGGTGTAAAGCCGTCGTTCTTCCTGTTAAAGTAATATCTCCAAGTTGAGACCAGCCTCCTATTTTTTCAGGGGTGCCATAACGAAAGCGAACATAGTCGCCACCTTGCCACTGGTTTTCTCCGCCAGTCGGTGTGACTTGCTTGTTGAATCCGGGTGCAAATTTTACTTTTTGTAGCATAATTATCTCGCGTTACAAGGTACTCCATTTGAATTGACGAAAGGTGCTTCTGCGAAAGCGGCATAGATGTAAGTTCCGCCACTTGTATTAAGTCCAGTACCAGTAGTTCGTATCTTAAATCCATTACTTAATATTTCAAGTCTACCTGTATCAGTATTTTCTATGTTAGTTTCATTAGCCACAAGTTTATAAGTTGCATCATTATATCCAGCTCTTTTATTATCCATTATTTCCCAATCAGCAGCTCCATTAGTTTTTTTAAACATAGCCCAAGCTGGTCGAAATCCTGTGTAAACAAATGGTCCATCAGCATTTCCGTTTCCTGTGTATGATCCAAACTTGCTGAAGCCTTGTACGTCTGCAAAAACATAAGCTATATAAGTTCGACCTGAATTATTCGTTTGTCCACCACCACCTAGACTAAAAACACTAGATGTTGGATCTGTATCATTCCAATTATCGGTATCTTCTACAGCGGCAGTAGTATTTAATTTCAGAAAATTAGTATTTCCTGTACCAACGTGATAAATTGCCCAGTTTGTTGCGTGACTATATTCTTTAACAAATATCATTTTTGGTACAGCTGAAAGATTATGTGCTGTTGTTCCTGCACTTGCATCTCCTGTATAACCAATTATATCAAGCCCAGAAGTCGCAGATTCTTTCCAGTTCCAAGAGACATAATCTTCTGCATTGGTATTAACTTTAACATCGGCATCCACTTGAAAACCATCGCTTGTAAAAGAATCTAGTGTGTCGGTATCTGTTGTTTCTGCCCCATCTTCCCCAGTTAAAAGTTTAGTAGCACCTCTGACAGAATCAAAAATACAATGATCGTCAGAGGCATCTCTATTTTTTATCCAAACCAAATCTGGTTGCATATCCGTATCACCACCTAAAGTGATTGCATGATTAGCACTTCCATTTCCTGTGTAGAGTTGAACCTGAAAATATGCTTCAGGATCGTCTATTGTTGTATAAGCTGCCATTTAACCTCCGTATGCTCCTAAGTTTTTTGTACATAACGCATAACCTGATTTAGTTGCATATTCAAAATCACCATAGCCATCTGGATCGGATTGAGAAGATGAGTTAGCATAAGTTGGACT